AAGGCCAGTGCCGGGACCATCCGGCCGGGACCAGGGGCGCCGACCATCCCGCCTGCATGCAGGATGTTGGCGAATATGCCACCCGCCCCGCCCAGCGCGCCGGAGAGCGCATTGGCAATCGGGCCGAGAATGAAACGCCGGGCGGCGAGCTTGGCGAGATCGGCGATCATAGAAGTAACCAGATCCCGGAAGTCGAGCTTGCCGGTCTTCACGAAGTCGCCGATGGCGTTCTCGGCCGAGGTGAAGGCCCCGACCAGCGCCTGGCCAATATCCCCGCCAACGTCGCGCGCCTTGGCGGCATAGTCGGCCAGCGCGGCGGTGACGGCCTGCCAGCCGGTCAGCGCGGTGTCCGCGCCTTCTGCCGCTGCTGCTCCCGCCTCGCGCGCAGCGCTGCCTGCGCCATCGGCTGCGGTGGCCGTGTCGTTCAGTCCGGCGGTCAGGGCATCTGCCGAGGCGGCCGCATCCGCCAGCGCGGCCTCCGCGTCCGTTCCGGTACCCGTCACCGCATCCTTCAGCGCCTGCCAGCTGGCCAAGGGCCGACCGGCAGCGTCAGCCAGCATCCCGGCCGCCTCGCGATAGCCATCGGCCCGGGCGCGGGCGTCGTCGGCCATGGCGCCGAGACCAAGATCGGGCGGCTCGAGGTAGGTCCGCGATAACGCGGCCGAAAAGGCATCCGCCGCAGCAGCCCCCGCAGCGGTCGCTGCCCCTTCGAACGGATTGCCGATGCGCCCCAGTTCCACCGGATCGAGGATGCCGATCCGCACCCCACCTTCGCCGGTGGCCCATTCCGGCAGCAGCGCCAGCGCCGCGTTCAGGGTCTCGATGAAGCTGTTGATGCGGGTGACGACGCCGTTCAGCATCGCTTCGACGCCAGAGATCAGTCCGTTGGCGGCTTGAAAGGCGAAATCGCCGATGGCGCCGGGCAGGCTGCCCCAGATTGCGACCGCCGCGTCGTAGGCTCCCTGGAAGATCGCGGCGGTCCGGTCGCCGAAGCTGACGACGCTTGCGATGGTGCCCTCCAGCGCCGAGAGACCGGCCGACTTCAGTCCCTCCCATCCGGCCGCCATACGGGCCAACGCCGCGTCCAGCGACAGGCCAATGCGCGACCAGACTTCGCGGGCCAGATCGCCCAGCAGGCGGAACGCCTCGCCGACCCCGCCGACACGGGCCACCAGCTGCGAGAACTGGTAGACCAGTTCGCCTGCCCCGACGATCAGCGCGCCGATGCCGGTGCGGATCAGAGCGCCGCGCAGAAACACGAGCGCCGTCGCGAGGCCGCGCACCGACAGGGCCGCGGCGACAAGCCCCGCGACCCAGCGACCCGCCATGACCGCGGCGAAAGTGGCAGCATAGGAGGCGAGACGCCCGAGGTTGCCGATCAGCGTGTCGATAGCCGAGCGCAGGATGCCGCCATCGGAGGCCAGGGCTACGAAGGCATTGGCCAGCGCCTCGATGGTCGGGGCTACGGCGACCGCAATCCGGTTGCGCAGGCCGTCTAAGACCAGAGACACGGTGCCGAGCGCCAGTTGCGTACGCCGCAGGGCTTCGAGGGCATCACTGTCCAGTACCGCCCCGAGATCGGACGCCTGCTCACCAAGCCGGGCCATCTCGGCCCCTCCGTTCCGCAGCAACGGCAACAGACGCGTGGCGTCCGAGGCCATGGCCTCGAGATAGAAGGTCATCTCCTGCTGGCTGAGCCCGGCGCGTTCCAGCGTGTCGACGTAAAGCTGCAGTGCCTCCGGCCCCGACAAGCGCGCGAACTGGTCGGCCGTGACGCCCACACGGGGCGCAACATTCTCGAAGAAATCCGCCATCGGCCCGCCACCGGTTTGGAGGAAGTCCCCGACCCGGTCGTTCACGTCCTTCAGGATGTCGGCGAGCTTTTCCTGCTCGATGCCCACCGTGCGCGCACCAGCCGACCAGCGCTGCAGTGCCTCGGGCGTGGTATTGGCGACCTGCGCGAACTGCCGGATCTGCGCGGCGCTCTCGGCGGTGGACCGGACGATCAGGCCGAGCGAGGCTGTAGCGGCCGCCGCGGCGGCGCCGAGAGCAAGGCCCGCCCGGCGCGCGAATGCGGCCAGCCGCGTATTCGCCAGTTCCATCTCGCGCGACAGGCGGCCGAAGCCTTTCGCGCCCGCCTCCCCGACACCTTCCAGTTCGGCGCGCACGCGCCGTCCGCCCTCCGCCACGAGGCGGACGGAGACCTTTTTCTCAGCCATTCCGGCGTCCTTCCATCTGCTCGTTGAGTTTGCGCACCATCACCGCCTCGATCTCGGGCAGCAGCTCGGCGGCGATCAGCGCGTTGACGCCCAGCGCCTGCGCCAGTGCGAGGGCGGCGCCCATGTCCCATCCGATGACGGCGCCGGGCGCGATGCGCAGTTGGCCGCCAAGGCGCTGGGTCAGGTCCCAGACCTGCCAGCCCTCGACCGTCAGCGGCCGGTTCAGTCTTGCGGGGCAGTCGGGGCAGGGGCCCGCGCAGGCCGCGCAGTAGCCGTCGCCCCCGCCGAAGGACCAGTCGGCGAGGGCGCGGAGGCGTTTTTTTCCGCGTCCAGCATCAGGCCACGGGCGACATATTGCGCCTGGAAGGCCTCGAAGACGGGCCAGATCTCGAGGAGGGCATCGATCCCGGCCGGGCTGACCGGGACGAGGTTGCCGTCATCGTCGCCGACGCCTTCCCAATCCAGCAGCGCGCGGCGGGCGACGGCCTTGGCCATGGCCAGCGCCATGTCGTCCTGGCTTGACGCCTCCGACAGTTTGTCGATGGCCGGGTCGGCGCGGGCGGAGACCATCAGTGCGGTGGTCAGGGGGGCCACCAGCACGCGCAGGCCGGGCAGCAGGTCCAGCCATTCGGGTCGGTTCGAAAGGTTCAGTCGGATCATGGTCAGTATCCCGTGACGGTGTTGACGAGGACGGCGGTGCACATGCGGGCGGGGCTGGTGGCGTTCGCGGCCTGCCAGTCAAAGGTGGCCTGTATGCCCTGGGGCCCGGGGATCTCGATCCGCGGGACGGGCAGGTAGACGGCATGGGCTGTGAAGGTGAAGCTGGCATTCGCGCCGAGGCTGTAGGCGAACTCGAGCTCGCAGGGCGTGCCGTCGATGGCTTGGGTCACCAGCGAAGAGTCCGCGAAACGGACCTCGATCCGACCGGTCAGCGCCGCCATGCCGGGATCGGCGCCTTCGATCTTGCCGTCGTTGCGAATGGTCTCGATCCGGTCGAGGCCGTTGGCATAGGTGATCTCGGCCGAGACGACGTTGCCCAAGCTGACGCCGTTGCGCTTCACCACCCCGTTGAAATGGCCGAAGCGCTGCAGGCCCAGCGCCGTCGGTGTTCCAGCCGCGGTGGCGGCTGCGATGGCTTCTCCTTGGGCGATAAGCCGGGCGGTCGCGGTCAGAAGCCCCGACCGGTTCATCTGCCAGCTGAGCTGGTCGATGACGCAACCCGCATACATCGCGAACCGCGGCACCTCGGGCATCGCGACCTCGATGGCCATGGAGGGCAGGGTCCAGTTGCCCGACTGGAAGGTGTGCGTTTTGGGCGTGGTCCCCGTCGTGGTCGGGGCGCCGAAGGCCGCCTTCAGCCAGAAGCCGAAGGCCTCGACATCGATCGGCACCACCACATCGCCGTCGGCGGTGACCGCGTCCTTGATCGGCGCCAGGGGATCGCGGCCGTAGCCCAGCAGTTCGCTGTTCAACAGCGGCTGTTCCGCGCCGAGCGTGGTGCTGGCGAAGGGCATCAGCCGATAGCCGCTGGCGGGCGGGGTGCCGTAAACCGTCTCGAACGCAAGCGCCATCTGCGCCCGCGCGCCGTGAGCGCGTGCCATGGGGGTCTCCTTGGATGTGGGGTGTCAGGCCAGGGGGCCGATGGTGGTGTAGTGCAGAACGACGGTGATCACCGCCGCCTTCAGGGTCGCGGCGCCCTCGATGGGCAGGTCGACCGAGGCCGGGGCTTCGGGTTCGACCCAGTCACAGAGGCCGCCGAGCGTCCGGTCGGTCTCAATCGCCGTGCCAATGGCGGCGATCAGGTCATCGAAGGCGCTGGCCCGGCCGGTGCCCGCCTGAACGACGACCTCCAGCTCGGCCCGGTGCTGGTAGTGATAGCGCAGCGGTGACAGCGTCACTTCCGGCTCGCCCGGCTGGCCATCGCGCAGGATGATCAGCCCCGCCGCTGGGATCCGCTCCGGCAGCGCCTCGTCACGCAGAGTGCGGGCGGCAAGCGGTTGCAGCCGCGCAAGCAGCGCAGCGAGGATGGTTTCGCGGGTGGTGGGCAATTCTATCTCTGCACTGCTCTTCAGTTGCAATTATTGCAGTAACACGAAAATCAACAATATCCCAAGCCACAGCGCAGACATAAGAATCCAGAATATTCGCAGAACAAATGGAATGGCAAGGGCAAAGTCTGTTCCTTGATCGGTGCGATGGCGATCTCTTTGCCTCAGCATCGCGTACTTTGTAAGTTGCGGAAATAAGCTCGGGTAGAGTCGGCCATTCTTCTCATTGAAGTGAATCCACATATCTTTGGCCCAATGCAGCGATTTTCTCGATGATTTTATCCCGCGATAGGAGAAATGAGACACCACGAAACCCATGAGAGAAATTAGGATAAGGGCAATCAGCCCGGCAAAGACAAACAAGTGGTTAATCGTGGGGTCAGAATCATGCGATCCTTGAGTCGCGGCGGCGGTCAGCGATGTCGTCGGCGACCTTGAGATGAGTGTCGCTAGCCCAGAGAACAAGAATACGGTTGCCCCGATAAGAAAGGCTTGGAAGGCAAGTGTGAGGTTGAGCCTTGTGAAGGTGATTCCATCCTCACGATCAATTTCCTTGCGAGCGTAGTCGTAGTATCGCGCGAACGCATCGATCCTTTTCTCAGGGTCAGCTACTATTTCCTCAATCGGCCTGATGCTCTCAGGTCCGTCCAGCATCCTTCTTCGAAGCTGAAGGCGCGCCTTGGCTTTTGCTCGAATACGAGAACTTCGGAAAGATCTGTATCGGGCCAAGAACCGCCACCAGCTGATCTTTTTGTTTTCTTGCTCTTCAGGCTCGTCGTGATCTAGGGGTCCTGGCTGGCTTTCTTGGGTCACTGCGAAGCTGCCTCTCCAATTCACAAAGCCGATAGGCACTCTACGCCAGTCAGGATCCGTCTCTGCGAAGTGACATTGATGACTGGCAGTCTGAAAAAGGGATATCAACCAGCACCCGGTCTGTCCATCCACCCTGCCACGATCAGCCTTGGCACGCCGTCCGCCGCCCTTTCAGCATCCCGCACCAGATCCAGCCGTTTCGGTAGCCTGACCTGCGGGACGAGCAGGAAGATCGGCGCGGTCACAACGCCCCTGCCGGTTTTCGACCGGGACGCTACGGCGCGGCCCTTCGTGTTCAGCCGCCCCTCTGCCACCAAGAGGCTCGGACCCCGGCGGCGATAGATGAAGCGCAGCCGCAGTCCCGTGCGCCGTTCCCATTCACCGGGGGTGATGCGACCACCGCGGGTGGATTTGCCTGCGGCGGGGGTGGGGATCGCCAGCCAGAAGCCGTTGCGCGACCGGATCAGCGGCCCGGTGTCATGCGCGCCGACGATCACCGGGGCGTTTGACCAGACCAGCGCAGCCGCGTTCAGGCTCTCGCCGCCCTTGGGATAGGTGGCGAGGCGGATCGAGTTGCCGAGGCGGGTGCCAAGCCCGGCACCGGTGATCTGACCGCGCCAGGCGGATTTGAGGCCCGCGCCCGCCTCGCGCATGGCGGTGGTGACGGCCTTTTCGCCCGCGGCGATTTCCGCCTGCATGAGGGCAGCGAGGTCGGGGCTGATCTCCAGCTTCAGCTTCATGCTGGCCGCAGGTCCAGCGTCCAGATCAGCCGTTCTCGGTCGCGCAGCGGTTCCCCCTGGATGACATGGCTGTCCGCGCCGATGACGATCACGTCGCCCGGGCGCGGGGTGGGCAGGTCGGCCACGCGCACATCCACCACCGTCGTGTCGCTGACGAAGCGGCCCGCGCCGAAGTCAGTGACGCGGTCGGGCGCGCGGCGGATGATGCGGATCGGGCGTTCCTCGGATGTGGTGGCCGAGATCCAGAGGGCCGGAGCCGCCATGGTGGCATGGGTGAAGATGCGGTCCATGGCGGCGGCGAAGACGGACATGGCCAGCGTCCGTCAGTTTGAGCTGTGGATCCGGACGGCCAGACGCGGCCGCTTGTTCACCGGCAGGATCGAGGCCTCGGTCATCACGTCGATCCAGCGGCCTTTCTCATCGAGATGCTGGCGCGCATAGAGCGGCAGGCCGATGGTGTTGGCGGTCTCCAGCAGGTTCGCCGGGCCGCCATAGGTGGTGAAAGTGTCCATCGTGCCCAAGGGGAAGGCGATGCCTTCGTTCGCCGGGACCAGCCGTTCGGTGGCCTTGGTCGAGAGGGTGACGGTGCCGGAGTATTCCTCGAACAGAATCCCGCCAAAGGGGAAGTTGCGGCGGACATCCTCGCGCAGGGGCTGGGCGCCGG